AGGCGGAAAAGAAAATAGCCCTCGCGTCTTTATTCGGTCTGGAAACCAGTGGTAACAAGTCCGTGAGGAGGTAGAAAATGCATGGAAAAGTTGCAAAACAGAGGCGAGTGTGGTAAACTAATCGTGAAGAACGGATGGCTGAAATGTCCGTCCTGCCGCAAGCGGCTGCTCCGAGTGGAGCGCGACACTGCGGCGCACAATCTCATTGTCTACTGCCGAAACTGCAAGCGCAGTGTAACGGTAGACATCGACAGAGGCCAGTGCTTTGAGAGCCAGAGCCCGACATGATCCCAGCGTGGGATGTGGTCGGGCTCTGGCTTTTTGTTTTGCCCGGAGGTGATAGCCCGTGGCCATGAAGCCGCTCCGACCATGCCGGTATCCAGGATGCCCGGAGGGATACTGCCCCAGGCATAAGCCCAAGCGGGCGGGGCGCCGGGTGTCCGCCCAGTGGCACGGCTGGTACAGTCTGCCCGTCTGGACGGACGACCTGCGGCCCAATCAGCTCTTGCGTGAGCCGTGGTGCCGGGAGTGCGCCCGACGGGGCATACGCACCAGGGCCACGGTGGTGGACCACGTCCAGCCCCACCGAGGGGACTGGGCCCGCTTCACTGACCGTGCCAACCTGCAGAGCCTGTGCAAGCCCTGCCACGACCGAAAGACGGCCCGGGAGATAGCCGAGGAGCGGCAGAAAAACGCGGGAATTTAAGCCGTCGTGCTGGCGGGAAGCTACGTCTGTGCCCGGGCACGGGCGCGGGTGTCTGCGTGTCCATGCGCCGGGGCGCGCCCAGGGCAAGCCAAAGGCTTGCAGGCCCTCCCCCCGCCCGAAAAAGTTTCGGGGGAGGGGCCGCAAGACCGCGCGGCCCCTCGTGTGAGAGAAAATGTCCCCCATCAGGAAACCGGCCCCCAGCGGCGGCCGGACAGGAGGTGCTTAACATGCCCACGCCGCCCAAGGCGCTGGAACACATGAGCAAAAATCTGACCGAAGAGGAGCGGAAGCTCCGGGAACAGGCCGAGGAGGGGGTAATCCCAGACCGGGGACGGGAATCATGGCTGGAGCGTCCCGCCATCATGACCAAAAACGCCGCCGCCGCACGCTACTGGCGGAAGGTGCTGCAGCGGATGGAGGGCCTGGCCATCCTGGACGACCTGGACAGCGACGCATTAGGTGTCTACTGCGTGATGATGGCCCGCTATGAGGTCCAGTGCAGGCTGCTGGCCCAGGCGGCCAAGGAGCTGAAGGCAGCGGCAGGCGCACCGGAGGAGGTGGCAGAGGCGGTGTCCAAGTTGGACACAGTGAGCGGCAAGATGCAGTCGCTGGAGCGGAACATCCTCCAGTACGCCGAGAAGCTGGGGCTCACACCGTCGGGCCGGGTACGCCTGGCCCAGAAGCGGGCCCAGGCGGCCGCCGGGGCTAGGGACGATCCGGACGGTGATCTCTTTGGGGACTAGATGGCAGAGCGGTCTGCACCATCCGGTCAGCGTCTACGCCAAACAGGTGACCCAGGGCAGGCTGCGGGAGCAGTGCTGCAAGTACGAGATCCTGGCCTGCCAGCGGCACCTGGATGACCTGAAGCGCCAGGGCACAGAGGGGTTCCCCTGGGTGTTCGACGCCACACGGGCCGACCGGATTATCCGGTGGTTTGGCCAGTGCATCCAGGTTCGGGGTGTGGACGCCGGCAAGCCCATTGTGCCGGAACCCTGGCAGGTGTTCGATTTGGGCTGCACCTATGGCTGGGTTCACAAGGATACGGGCGCCCGGCGCTTCACCCACACCTACAACAAACGGGCCCGCGGCAACTATAAGAGCTCCGAGAAGTCCTGCCAGGGCCTCTACCACATGTGTGGAGACGCCTGCTATCCGCCTTACCGGCCGGAGCTTGCCCGGTTTGAAATGGAGCCGGAGGTGGAGTGCGCGGCCGTGGACCGGGGACAGGCCATGCGGGTGCTGGGCGACGCCAAGAAGATCGCCCTCAAAAGCCCCAATATCGCCAAGCGGCTGCTGGTCCCCCGGTCGAACCCCATCGTACACCGCACACGGGGCGGCTACATGCGGGCGCTGTCCAAGGACACCAAGAACAAGGACTCCGGCGCCCCCTGCTATTTCGTCGTGGACGAGTATCATGCCCACCCTACCTCGGAGATCTACGACCTGGGTACCAACTCCTTCGGCAAGCGGCTCCAGTCCCTGCTGGACGTGATCACCACTGCCGGCGACGACGCGGGCAATAAACCCTGCTACACCGAGGAGCTCTACGCCAAGCGGGTGCTGGAGGATCCGGCGGTTACCGACGAGAGCTACTTTGTGATGATCCGGGAGCTGGACAAGGGGGACAACCCCCACAACGAGGCAAACTGGTACAAGCCCAACCCATGCCTGCGCTACCCAAGCCAATACAGCGAGAT